AAAGTGGATTACTTAGATTATGTGTACGACTTCGACGGTGCTACAGGTAACTTTGATGACCGACAAGGTAACTTTGATGGAGACCCTGATCAGTTTGATACAACCTCAGCATTTTTTCAGCTAAGGCACACGGACGACGATCCTTTAGGTACACCGTCTTGGTCAGATTGGCAAAAGTTTATCGTTGCTGACATCTCTGCTAGGGCGATGGAATTTAGGGTTATCATGACCTCTAAATCTAAAGCATCTTCTCCCGCCGTTAGGGAACTATCAGCAGAAATAGATATGCCAGATAGAACTGAGTCTGAACAGGACATAGTATTTACAGGTAGCAAGGTAGTAACATTTCCCAATGCATTTAAAGACACTCCCGCTTTAGGTTTATCCTTAGCTAATTTAGCTGATGGTGAAAGATATGTCATAACCGACAAAAGTCGTACAGGGTTTACTATAGAGGTGCTTGATGGAACTTCTGCAAGTACAAACCCTGTAACTTTAGATTACGTGGCAAAGGGCTACGGAAAGGAACTAAGTTAATGTCTCAACACGATTTCAACATAGCAAACCAAGGATTTCCTTCTACTAGGTCAGACTTAAATAACGCTTTAGCTGCTATAGCTTCAAGCTCTTCTGGTGATTCAGAACCTACTACAACCTACCCAAATCAGTTTTGGTATGATACAACAAACAGCAAATTGATGTTTCGTAACGAGTTGGATGATGGTTGGCTCTTACTGTTCGAAGTAGATCAGTCAAGCAGCAGTGGTGTTTTTTCTAGCGATGCAACCGATATAAACTACAATCACGGTGGAACTGGAGCTGTAGATCGTAGCGTCAAAGAAAAACTTAAAGATACTGTATCGGTCAAAGACTTTGGTGCTGCTGGCGATGGCGTGACGGATGACACTGTGGCTATTCAAGATGCGATGGACGCTCTATCAGATGGTCGTTCTCTATACTTTCCCAAGGGTCGTTATATAGTCTCATCTACAATTAACTGCACTCGTGAACATTTTCGCGTCTTTGGTGAAAGTGCTCCTTCGCAAAAAGGTCAGAACCAAGAGGAAGGTTCGGTTATAGAATTTACCCAAGCTACAACTCAAGGCATCATATTTGATGATCTACAGTCGGGAGATAATCCGACAACCCGACGTATAGCTGTCGAAAATATGGGCTTTGTTGGCAATACTACTTCCGCAGTCGTGCAGTTTCACAATGCCCCGCAGATAAATATTGAGAATGTTTTTGTAGACAACCAAACAACTGGCGATGGTCGGGGTATCAACTTTCTTACTTGTTTTTTAATTAGTACAAAGAACCTGTTTGTATTTAAGAGCGAGAACGTCCGCGCAACAGACAGCATTGGTATTCGACTCACACTAAACGAAGAACAAATGGCTGGCATATACAATTTTGAAAGCACAACCATGAGGGAGTGGGGTACCGGCTTAAAGGTTGAAGGCTCTTACACCCCTGACCAAGAGCAAAGATGGCAATCGTTTAATTTGCATGGGTCACAAACTAAAAGTAACAACGTTGGAATTGATTTGGTTGGTCAAATTCAGTCAGGAACGATTACGGGAAACTACTTCGAAGGTGATATGAGTTCGTCAATTCGTATGTCTCAGGGTGTAGAGAATTTTCTAGTTGCTGGCAATTTCTTTAATGGGGGTTCGGTATCTGGTCAGATCAACGTAGGCTTGGACACTTCCACAAACGAAGGATTCGTGCGCAACATCACTATGCTTAGTAACAATCACACAAGCATAGATTCTCGTGGAGTTTACATCCGCGCTAACGACAATTTTGCAAGCGGTATTAAAATCGAGAACTGTTATTTTGAGGAAGCATCAGGAGCCAGTTCAACGATTGGTATTTCGGTAGCTGGCAATCCAACAACAACTCGCATTCAAAGCTGTTCGTTCGGGGCGATTGATACTAAGATCAGCAATGATGAAAATGCTTTGTATATCGACGATGTTGACGGTCACTTTGTTCGTTCAGTTAATCTTGAAACGATTTCAGCAAAATTAACATTAACTGCTGACAGCCCGCGCATTCAAAGTATCGACTGCGACCCAACGAACAGGTCGATTGTTCTTCCAGCAAAATCTGTTTCGCAGGGCAAAGAGTTTCTAATCACAAACACAGGCTCTTCTAATGACCTAATCGTCAAAGACAGCGCAGAATCAACAACTATTGTTACAATTTCCGGTGGAGAATCTGCATTAGTTTGGAATGATGGGACTGATGATTATGGGAAAATTTTATAATGAGAACAAGTGATGAGGGTATTTGTGCTTTAATGCAGCATGAGGGTATTGTACCTGCTCCTTATTTAGATTCAGTGAATGTGTGGACTTATGGTATAGGTCACACGAAATCGGCTGGTGAACCTAATCCTGAGTTAATGGGAAAGGGGATGCCATCCGACCTTGATGCTGAGTTGCAAGTTGTGTTTGATGTATTTCGAGAAGACATAAAGAAATATGAGGCTCTTGCAGAGAAGGCAATTACGGTTAATGTTGAGCAACATGAGTTTGATGCTCTTGTTTCGTTCATATATAATACAGGGGCAACTACAGCCACTTGGATTAAGACACTAAATAGTGGTAACCGTGAACTTGCTGCTCAACAGATTATGAACTGGACTAAACCACCAGAGATCATCCCACGAAGAACTTCTGAGCAAGTACTTTTCAGGGATGGCATTTACCCTACAGACCCTATTACTGTTTGGAAGGTTAGTGACAGTGGAAAGGTGATCTGGTCTCCAGCACGTAGTCTATCTCACGATGATGCTTTAAGTCTTATGCACAAGCAACCAAACCCTACGCCTAAACCTGAGACACGTCCCTCTAGAGGTATACACCAATCTAATACTCTTCGTGCTTCTTTTGGTGCAATGTTTGCGTCTATCGGTAGTGCTGTAACGGCATTCTCTGCTCTTGATAGCCTAGCTCAGTACATTGTCTTAGGTTTCGCTGGCGTTGGTGTACTGATGACTGTATGGATTGCGCGTGAGCGTATAAAGAAGTGGGGTCAAGGTTATAAATGATGTTGTTCAAGTTTAAGGTTTACGCATTAGTAGGTCAATGTTATGAGTTCTGATGATCTAGACCGTAGGATATTGCGTTTAGAGGAATCGCATGAAACCCTAGAAGACAGCTTAAACCAACTGAACACCACTATAGCTCTGTTAAACCAGACTGTAGAGGCTATGGCTAAGAGGGAAGAGAAAAAGCAACAGTTCTTAGATAGGACAGGGTTGTTTGTTGTTGGGGGTTTAATCTCAGCCTTACTCGCTTGGGTGATTAGGGGGGGTCTTGGACAGTGACTGTTGATCGTATTAAGAGTAACTTAGGTTGGCTTATTGCAGGTCTGGTAGTTTTTACTATAGCTATGTCGGTGTACCTTGAACTTAGGAGTTTTTACTCTAGCGCAGAGAAACCTTTAGATAAGAACGAAGTGGGAGAGTGTAATTGGCAACATACTTGGACACAATAACAGTGGTTTTAGCTCTGATTACTTTGGTTATTTACTCTAAAAGGTTGGTTTATAGTACCAGCTTTATAAATGTTCTAAGTTTCGTTATAGTGTTTAGCTACCTTTTTGCACAGACAAATTGGACTACCGCTTGGATTCTAGGGTACGAATGGGGTAGGGAGTTTGCAAACTACATTTGGTTTATATTTAATACTTCAGTTTTCATTCTTCTTTTTACTAGTAAGGAAGATTAACTTGGAGGCAAAGGGGTATGCTAAGGCAGGTTTATGAGGGAAGACTACTTCTCTTATCACTGCTACTAGTCTTAATGTTTATGTCAGGTTGTGGCAAGAGTCCACTTAGTTTTCTGACAGGAGGTGGGACTAACGTAGCTGCTAACACACAGATAGGTAAAACTAATAACCAGACTGTTGGGACTAATACTACTGTGGCACCAACCGTATCTTTAAGACCTAAGTCTAGGGTTGATACGATAGACCAAAGTAACGAGACTGTTAATAACTACCAGTTACCCTTGTGGGTCTGGATTGCAGGTATTCTACTGTTCGTTATCGGTTGGGTAACAGATACACCACACACTTATATTAGGCGTCTAAGAAGGCGTTAGAATCACAAAAGCCCCCCTTCGGGAATCCTTAAGTGGAAACCTGAAGGGGGGCTTTTTTCGTTTATACTTCTGAAACTACGAAGTTTATAATATCTAGAAACTCTTTTGTGTCGTCATAACCTCCAATAGTTACCCAATTTCCATTGTTAGCCTCTAGCTGAACCAAAGGTATAGTCCCATGCACCTCTAGGGTGTAGTTCTTGAACACAGGGCTACTATCAATGTCTCTGAATACATAAGGTATCTCTGCTGTATCTAGTTCCTCCTTTACCTTCTGACAGGGTTCACACCAACTAGCCCCATACACTACTACTCTCATTTATCTAGTTCCTTTCAGTTCATCTTGTGTCATTGGCCCTCTTTTCCTTTGTTTCGTTGCCATCGTTTGTACTCAATCCACTCATACACTTGTCCACTGGGGAGTTTGATTAAGTCTCCGACGTGATTTCCTCTTTTTGGAAAGTCCTCTACAAGTCTTGGAGTTTTCATTTATCTAGTCCCTTTTAAAGCTTATTATACTCAGAAGCAAAGAGGACCGAACTTCCAGCCTTATAACCTTCATCTTTACCTTCAGCAAAGCCACGGTCATACGCAACACCACGCTCTATGTCCATGTCCACTGCGTACTCATCACGCGCATCATTCGTAGCATCAGCGTACCCACGATCATATGAGTTGTACGTGTTAGTTTGTTCCTTCCATTCTCCGCACCACCTTCCTTCAGACTTAAGTACAGCTTTAGGGTATCTGCGGCAGTATCCTCGCGGGTTACCGAATAGTTCTGACTCAGTTTCACTGGGATCAAAGTATCGGCAAGTTTTACAGGTTTTCATTTAGTAAGAGCCTCCCATGATACAGGATACAAAGGTTTCACGATGTCACCGATCTGTTTAGCTAAGTCTTGTGTCTCCTTTTGTGCATGACTGTCAGTACGTTGGTTGTACAGGTTAGCAATGGCATAGAGGTTGCCTGTCATGACGACCTCAGTGTACATCGACTGTGGTAGGATCACCCTAGCCTGTTCTGGTGCTACACCATTGGCAATCATCATACTGTACAACTCCTCACTAGACCTAACGTGCATTTTGTAAGCCTCCTCTGGGGAAAGCATGTAACTCCACAGGTTAGGATTCTCTTGTTCAGGGAACAACTCTTCAACAACAGACTCATCAGAACTCCCCTGCTTCACGTTGTCAGCCTTTTTACGCCACACGTCAGGCACATAGAACTCAGGATCACTATCTACATACCTCCGAGAAATCTCGTTGTACTCAATGCCTGTGGTGTGCTTCATAATCTGACGTGCTACGAAGATGGGCATCTTTAAGTGCAACGTGATAGCTGTGTGAGCAAAGGGCGACCAATGGGCAGGCATCTTACGGATGTGGTTTAAGGTTGACTCAATGAGTTCTACAGTTTCGGGTTTTCCTTCAGACCAATCCCCTTTAACGACATCCGAAAGTTTATCCCAATCACCAGACGTACAACCTCTAGCAAGGAACTGTATTAACCCTTGGTCTTGCTTGGATAGGGCCATCTTGTCGGCACACTCTTTTGTACACGGAACATTTGGACCCTTACACCCACGAACACAGACAAGTTTACTACGCTTACCAAAGGACACTTTCGCTGCATTGACTACCGAAAGATCGTCACCCATGTTATCTATGTATTTTGCTTTCATGTACTACCTTTGACCTCCGTTATCTAAGAAGTAACTAATCATTTCATCTTCGTGTTTTCGTTGCAACATATACTCTAGACCTAACTTCATCTTACGCTTATGTTCAATGATGCCGTAATACTGAGATTCACTTAAGTTATCAAATGTTACAATTTCTTTTTTATCTTCCATGTTCCTCTCCAAGATAACTGAGTTAGTGGTGACCCCATGATTACCACAGGGTCACTTATGATCTTTACGGCATAGCTTAGGTTATGTCAAGTCCACAATCTCACAACTATCACCTGAACAAGCCATAGTCTGCATACCTGATGTATTATCCTCTTCTTCGTACTCAGATAGTTTAGACCAATCAATAGAGTCAGGCATCTCATCTAGTAAGATATGATAGTCTGTAGCAGCACACTCCTGATAGGGAGCCTGTTGATAGGAGCCACCGTCATGCGGTAAGAATGATACACCAGACATCTCATCAAAATGCTCATAGACAAAAGCACCTACATCCATCCACTCATCATCCTTTACTGACACAGTAACAGAAGGTTTATGCTCACACCAATTCCGCTGGTATACCAACCAAGTCTTTAGTTGTTCCATAGCTGATACGTCATCCCTTACTACAGCACCTTGAGGTGACTTCACAGGGAAGCTAAATACTGTAGTTTGTTCTGGCTTCATCACACAAGGCTCACTAGGGATACCCTGATCCTTCATAAACTGAGTCAGAGGGTCTTTGTTATCTCCTCGTACAGTACGAATATAGTAAGGACTATGGCGGGTGTGAATACCAGAAGCACTATCAACCAGTTGACTAACTGTGCCAGAGGGCTTAACACAAGTAATAGCCGTAGAGATAGATATGCCAAGGCGATCAGCCCAATCAGCGTTAGTAGCAACAGCCACACCTCGAAGATGATCAAGGGTCTTCTCCAATCCTTTGTTAGATGAGGTCATCAATGGGTTATCCATGATACCTGTTAGGCTTACACCAAGTAGACGCTCCTCTTCTGTGTTACGTTGCCATATCTTACGTAGGTATGGGAAGTGAGTATAGGTTGATTGTATAGTACCTAGAATAGTAGCAAGACGAACCTTACGCTCTAGGTCATCAATAGTATCTGTGGCCCGTACTACCACCTCTGTTAGATTGCAGAACTGATAGGGTCTAAGGATGATTTCAGAGCATGGGTTAGTTCCAAATTCATAATCTGGGTCTCTACGTCCATTCTTAGCTGCCTGTACCTTACTTGCTTTACGGTTGAATACACCACGTTCACCTGACTTACTCTCTACTAGGGCAAGCCACTCACGCATATAGGTCTCCATGTCAGGCTTCTCCGTGTAGCACACAGAGTTGTTAGCTAATGCCCTTTGCCCTTGTGTCTCCCACCACATACCTGACTTAGCGTGTCGCATACGATCATCAGATAGGTTACTAAGGCTAATCATAGCAGACCTACGAACACCACCTACTACAACTACCTCACCTATCTTACACATGATGTCATGGCACTCAATAGAGGATAGCTTACGGCTTGTAGCACCCTTAAAGGTATTTATGGTGAACTGGAATAAATCTACTAGGGGTGCAGGACCAGATGCCCTTCCTCCGAATGTCTTTAGTTTAGAACCAGCAGGTCGTACCTTAGATACATCCCATCTAGGAATCTCTCCAGCCCAAAGCAAAGATAACAGTTGACGGTAAGCCTTAGCCCAACCCTCTTTGCTATCCTTTACAACAATAGTAGTCTCACTCACGAACAGTTGGTCAGGTACATCTGGTAGCTTGCTAATGAACTGACGCTCTACAGAGAACCCTACACCTGTACCACACAGCAAGATGAACATAGCCTCATCAAAAGACTTAGGGTCATCTACAGGTAGGTA